TCGTGCACAGGGACGTACACTGTCACCTGAAGAAGCACGTCTCTTAGAAGAAGCTAGGGCAAAAGGGCGTACTATCGGTAAAACAGAGGCTGAAGCAACGATGTCTTTGCCTGAAGTAGAATCTACTATCGCTGAAACTCAAGCATCGGTAGACTACTTGTTAGATGAAAAGAACAAAGACACCGTAGAGTCTATCACAGGCTTTAACAGTTATATCCCTCCAGTCCGAGGCACTGAAGCCTTTAACGCAGTCCGCTCGATAAGGCTAAGGAACGTGCTAAAGGCAAAGCAGGTGCTACACCGGCTCCTGCACAGACTCCGCAGCCTACAATGCGCTATAACACTGTTACTGGTAAAATGGAGCCAATCTAATGCCACAGTTCATTGAAACGCCAGATGGTGTTGTAGAATTCCCTGATGGAATGTCTCAGCAAGAAATTGAAGCAGTCTTGCAACAACAGTATGGCACACCTACACAGCCTACACCGGCTGAAGAGCCTGGTTTCTTAGACACCTTGGGAGCCTCTGCAGTAGAGATGCTTCCTGAGTTTGGTGCAACAGGAGCAGGTATTGCTGGGATGGCTGTTGGCGGTCCTTTGTTGGCTGTACCGGCTGCAGGTCTCGGTGGTATGTTTGGTGAAGTTCTACAGAACCTAGTTCAAGGTGAGCCAACTGAAGTAGACAACTTAGTCCGTGAAGGACTTGTACAGGCTTCATTCGAGGCCGGTGGTGGCTTGATTGCCAAAGTAGGTGGACAAGTCATCCGTGTTGCTCCTGAAGCGCTGAAGATGGCAGGGATTACGATAGATAATGCTACCCAAGCCTTACAGCAAGTTGTCAAGCAACGTCCTGATTTGATTCAAGCAGGCACACCAGAGTCTATTGAGGCTACACAGCGCTTGTTAGTTGAAGGCGGTGGTACGCTGTCTAAGACGCAGTCAGGGCAAGCAGGGCCTCTAGCAACCTTTGGTGAGAAACTAGCTCGCATCGGTATCACCGGCGAAGGTTCGTTTATCAAGGTTCAAGAGAAGAACGATCAGATTATCTTAGATGCATTTGAGGATTTGGTTCAAGGCACGGCTGGGCGTACTCGTGATCCTTCAGAGATCGGTGTTATCTTTACTGAGGCTGTAGATACAGGGCGATCAGCGTTATCTAAGCAGTATGGACAACAGTTGGACGAAATTGCACAAGGTTTTGGAGGTTCTCAAGTCTCTACAAAATCATTGAAAAATAAAGTGAATGATTTAATATCAAAAGGCACTGTAGACTTTGATTCCATTGATCCTGCAGTTCGTAAGTTCTATGAGATGGTAAAAGAACTACCTGATAACATGTCAGCGAATCGTGCTATAGATTTGATTAAGTTTGCTAATCAGCGTCTTAGTCAAATGTTGGACCCAACACCAGGAGGTACTGGGTATAACAGTGTAGCTGCTGCAGAGTTGACAGACTTTATTGATAATGTATTAAAGCCTCAGTTAAAAGGCGGACTAGCCTCTGCGAATCCTCAAGTGTTTAAAAAGTATCAAGAGTTAAACAACTTTTATTCACAGGGCAAAGAAGCTCTATCACCAAAGTTGCTTGAAGCTGTAGCTCGTAGAGGCGAAGCTAAAGACTTTGCAGGTGTAGGACAGACTTTATTTGGCACAACGAAGCTCGAAACCGTAGATGCTGCATTTAAAGCATTACAACAGGCTAAGAAGCTCAATCCAGAGCTTAACATTGGTGAAGCCTTTGATGCGTTAAGACAAGGATACCTGACCAAGTTCTTTGGATCTGAAGGACGTAGTATTGAGCAATTAAGAACAATGTTAAATAAGATTGAGACAAACACTAATCAAGGTCAGTTATTTGAAAAAGTTCTAGGGGCATCGGCCCCAGGTACTAAGAAGCTCTTAAACGCTGCAGTAGACTCTGCAGGCACACCAGGCGAAGGTGTATTAACACTGTCCTTCCGAGGACGTGAGCTTGGAGCACTGACAGATATCTTAGGCGGTGGTGCAATATTGACAGGTGATGTTTTAGGTGTTGCCGGTGGTATTGCCTTGTTAGCGTCTCCTGCCGTCTTAGCTAAGATTAGCTTAAACCCCAAGGCTGTGAACAAGCTAGTCAATCTCAACAAAGCATCTCGTAAGATGACTCCACAGGCTCTCTCAGCAGCCTTAATCCGATTCGGTAATGAGTTTGGTATTCCGATTGAAGAAGAAGGTCAAAGAATACTTGATAGCATGACAATGACTACAGTAGGCGAACAAGCCGTAATAGAGCAACTTCCACAATAAAAAAAAAAGCCCCCAGCAGGGGGCAACATAGTCACTGGAGAGGACTATTCAAATACATCAAAGACATCCCCGATCATAATCTTAATAAATGGGATGTTAATGATAAAACCGTCAAAGAAGTACACCTGTGCTTCATCAATATCTCCATCCTGTGCCCATCCGAGCACCGGTTGAGACTGCACAGTCTCTGCTGATAATCCAAATACATTGTGAAATCTGATTGCTACCATCCCCAATTATCTCCTTCTAAGCCATGTGCATTGTAGTCTGTTACTCGTTTCTCAAAGAAATTAGAAATGCTACTGGAGCCAAGAAGCTCTTCCATCCACGGTAAAGGGTTCTCCTTAACCTTCCAGTTCGTCTTGAGACCAAGTTGGAGTAATCTTCGGTCTGCGAGGTAGCGAATGTACTGTTTAACATCTGCCGCTGACAAACCTTCCAAGTCACCCATTTCATACGCAAGATCAATAACCTTGTCTTCAAGTTTGACTGCAGTACGAAACATCTCGTATATATCTTTCTTAAATTCATCATTCACTACTCGTGGATGTTCTTCACAGAAGGCTCTAAATAGCTTCGCCATCCCTTCAGCATGCTGCGATTCATCTCTAACACTCCATTCAACAACAGTGCACATACCAGGCATCTTACCAAATCTTTGATAATTTAAGAGCATAGCAAACGCACTGAACAAAGACATCCCTTCATTGAGCACAGAACGTGCAATAGACATTGCTGTCCCTGCATGAGAGTGTACGTCAATATCGGACATGAAATCCAGTTTGTCACTCATCTCTTGTACGGCGGTGAACGCCGAAAACTCTTCTTCAGGTAAACCAAGAGTGTCATTAAGGAGTGCGTAGGCACGTTGATGGATGAACTCTCTACTAGCAAAGGCTGTAAGCATTGCCCTGACTTCATTGTTCTTAAACTTCGGGATGTAGTACTCAAGATAGTTTGTCCCAACAGCCACGTCTGTCTGAGTGAACAGACGAAGAATCTGTGTTATGTGGTTCTTCTCAGACTTTGTTAAGACATCAGACTTCCAATGATTGACATCTGTTTGCAGCTCCAGTTCATCCTCAATCCAGTGAATACGCTCATGATTCACCGCATAATCTACGGCCCAAGGATACTTAAATGGTTTATAGGTGGTGTTACTTTCTAGTAAGCTCATCTAATTGTTTCTCCAGTGCGTCTACTTTATTTAACAAATCTTTAATTGTTTTATAGCAGTCATTCAGTATCTTGCTATTAAAGGGATCAATGTCTTTAACAAGCTCTAGTCTGCTAATTATTTTTTTCTGATCCATTCTCACTCCGTACTTCATCTCGAAATGAATACTCATTATTCTCTTTATCCAAGGCCATCTCCAACAATCGGGTCAGCCCAATCTCAACCAAGAACCGTGTTGCTTCCTGATCTGTTTCGATCTCTAAGTTTGCAGATCCATCTTTATTCTCTTGCAGTCTCTTGACTTCAATCAGTCCTACTTTATCACTCATGTTGTTTCTCCTTTTGCATAGAAATACTAGGAATACATTCTTTGTACAATATCATGTACATTGTAGCTTATAAGATACAGTTTAGATAACATACTATCCCTGACAACTTACACAGACATCATCGTCTTCAAAGTCCTTCAGTGCGTTACGCTCTACCTTTGTCCCTACTTTCTCAGCCGTAACACCCGCTGTTGTTCTGAGATAATATAGTCCTTTAAGCCCTTCCTTCCATGCCTTGAGATGTACCTGATTGACAACAGCTTTGTCCGTGCCCGATGGGAAGAAGACGTTGACGCTCTGTCCTTGACATATAAACTCCTGACGCTTTGCCGCATGCTCCACCACCCATGATTGGTCAAGTTCAAACGCTGTCTTAAAAGTATCCATCTCGTTTTTTGACAGGAACTCCAAGTGCTGAACAGAGCCTTCGTTTTCAAGTATGCTTTTCCAGACCTTCTTAGTGTTCTGTCCTTTCTCATCTAAGATTTTCTCCAAGTATGGATTACGAACCGTGTGAGATCCTGCCCTCGTCCGATGCACATAGCAATTAGAAATGCGAGGCTCAATAGAGGCAGAGCAACCGCATAGGAGGCTACTGTTAGCGTTAGGAGCAATAGCCAGTAGATGCATATTACGAACACCTGTGCCAACCCCGTCAGGGCACTCTCCAAGCTCTGTAGCCAACTGATACGTTGCGTCAACAGCTTGAGACTTAATCTCTTTAAAAATCTGATAATTTTCACTTGCTGCCTGCCATGACTCCCAAGCTATTCCTTTGGACTGGAGGTAGCCGTGGAAGCCCATTGCTCCAAGGCCGATTGAACGCTCTCTGTGTGCTGAGTATACAGCTTTTTCAAGTTCTTCTGGTGCGTGGTCAATAAAGAATTGAAGGACGTTGTCCAAGAATCTGACAAGGTCTCCAACCATTCCGCTTGATTTCCATTCATCATAGTATTCGAGGTTGACTGATGAGAGGCAACAGACTGCTGTTCGTTCTTCAGATGTTGCGAGATGGATTTCATTGCACAGGTTGCTGCCATTAATTGTGAGACCAAGTTTCCTCTGAGCCTCCGGTAAGCCTCGTCTGGCTGCATCGATGAAGTTAAGGTAAGGACTGCCAGTTCTGAAGCGAGCCTCAAGGATTCGTTGCCACAGTTTACGAGCTGAGACTGTATCTCTGACAAGTCCTGTATGCGGGTCTGTAAGATTGAATTCGTCACCATTGATCACGGCCTCCATAAATTCATCAGTGATGTTCACTGCATTAAATAAGTTTAGACACTTGCGATTGATGTCACCACCAGTGGCTACTTTGATATTTACAAACTCTTCGATGTCAGGATGGCTTACGTCCATGTATGCGGCGTAACTTCCCTTGCGTGTCTTGCCCTGTTTGTACGCTGTCATCTGGGAGTCTACTACTTTCAAGAATGGTATCGGCCCTGGTGCTTTGTCCGAGATTCTCACGTCTGACCAGTGCCCACCCACACCGCCGCCCTTTACGGAAAGCCATGCTACCTCACTATTATGCTCAATAAGGCTATCAAGATTGTCCCCCACATAAGTAAGGAAACAGCTAATAGGCAAACCAGAAATCTTTCCGTCCGGTTGCGGGGCATTGCTGAGTACAGGGCTTGCAAACATAAACCAACCTTTTGACGCATAATCATAGATGCGTTGTGCCAGTTCAAAATCATCATTGCAATAAGCCACCGCTGCCCGTGCAAAAGCCTGCTGAGGACTCGTTTCATGCTCAAGCATGTAGTAGTCTTGCATGAGCTTGATTGCTTGTTCACTGAGGCGGTTGTCTCTTTCATAGTCAACTGTTATCCCAAGGTGTGTAGTCATCGAATTGTGTCTCCAGCGATTCAAATTGTTCTTCGATTTTATCTTGAAACCGATTGACAAGATCCTCTGATGTAAGCTCTAACAACTCCATCAGAGTGACCTCGTCAGTCTGTTTCAGTCTGTCCATGAGATCGTTTATTGTCATGGGCGAACCTACCATTCTACACTAATTCGATTAACTTGTCAAGATAATGCCGAGCCTTTTCGAGGTCTTGCTTACCGCCCTTGTCTTCCCATCGAGCCATGTACTTGATAACATTACCCCATATGTATCCTTTGAAGGCTTCCTCAGACATCCAAGACTCCATAGCCTGCCAAGGCTGCACAGACTTGGATGTATAATGATTCCCTCCTACTTGGGTATTATTCGTCATCTGTCTTACCTGGGTAGTACATACCTAGGTTATCCGGTAGATTAAATGAATATCCATAGGATGCTTCTAGGGTTTTAACTACATCATCTAAGATTTCATGCCATTGCACACATTCATCATATTCGGAAGAGAACTTCTGAGTCCTTCCATAACCACGGATAGAAAACTCAACACGGAACTTCTCATCTTTTTCGTCAAACCAAAATTCACTCATTTCTGTTTCCTCACTAAATTCATAAAATGATCTAAATCTACAACGGCCAAAGGTTTCGATCTGTTTTGCTTGATCACCACCAATGGTTCATAGTCTCCATGGCCTGTAGCCTGTTCATAATAGTTAAAGACAGCAATCTTAGCCAAGTTTTTACATTCAACTGCATAAGGAAATACCTTCCTTGCTGCCGGTGAGAGCTGCACATCTTCACCACCTGCACCCATTGAAGTACTCCGTACATCATCAGGCTCTAACTTTGGAAACGTATCCAGTATCGCATCACGCACAGCTTGCTGTAGCTTTCTGCCCTTAGCCTTCGCTGATTGTGCTTTCATACTTCAACATCTCTGTCAGTCTTTCAGGTGGTGGTATAAACTGGTCCTTCTCAGTACGCAGCATATACAGAAGATGTCCATTCTCAACTGCCCTATCGTATCCAAGATGTTCTACAACAACGTCCCACATCTCTTGCTCTGTCTTGCCTTCCAAGAGTTTCAGAGCCTTCTTTGGTCCGATGCCGTGGACACCTTTGATATTATCCACAGAGTCTCCAGTTAAAAATTGACAATAGAAGTTAAGAAGCCCCTCATCTTTTGTAACAAAGTACTTGATTTTCTTAACGAAGTTGTAGTGCCAGCCTTCAACTTGGTCAAGGTCTTTGTCCAGTGTTACGATGACAGTATCATCACGTTCCGTAGCTCGAATGGCTAACATATCATCGGCTTCCATGCCGTTGATGATCTGAGCACCCCAAGATAGTTCAAGGTATTCCCTGAGTAGCTTGTAGTGCTTAGGCTTCTCTGATCCTTTGCGATTGCCCTTGTATGGTACAGTTACAGCATAGTCATCACGGTAGTTTCCTTTGCCGGTTAAGAACAACTCCCAGGTCTGAGACTCTGGAAGCTCGAACAGTAGCAGGTCTTCTAAGAAGCCTGCCATTGTCCGTATCGCTGTAGATTCATCTTCATTATTCGTGGCGAAGCCAATACGATAATTTAAGATGTCTGCATCAATAAGAGCATGCTGCATTAGAGCACTTCATCATCATCAAATGATTCAATAGGCTCTGCACCTTCATAGGTCACAAGCTCATCGATAACCAACTTCTTCAGTGAAGGTGATACACCGGCTTTGTTTTTCCAGTTCCACTCATAGAAACCTACCATTGCGATAGCCTTGGAACCGTTGCCAATAGAGATGCCTTCGATCTCGTCACCGTTCTTGTCATAAGCACGGATTGGCTTGTTTGACTTACAGGTAATGAAATACCCTTTGTCATCCTTTTGCCGTACTGACACGCCAAGAGATTCAATGGCCTGCACAGCAGGGTCTGAGAGATTGCATAGATCTACTTGGTACTTACCAGACATTTCGTTTGGCTTGTCCATGTATGCCCACATTACGTCAGCTTTGATCTTTACACGTTGTGTGTTTTCCATACCATTCTCCTTAGTTGGTGGTATCTATATAGTATATCACAATTTTAGTGACAGTCAAACCAATTATTGCCTATCTTAGCTTCTGCTTCTATTGGGCAACGTACTGCCAGGGTAGTCCCTGCTTTGGCTGCTGATGCAACCATGATTTCTGCAACTTGTTCAGCAATGTTCTCCTTTGTTTCAATTTGTATTTCGTCATGCACAAACGCAACCTGCTTGACAGGGAGCTTCTGCTTTTTGAACTCTTGGTGGGCTTCGATGCACCACTGCTTGGCAATAATAGCACCGCATCCTTGAAGGAGGCTATTGAGTGCTGCGTGCTCTGACCTGACCAGTATTCTTCTACCATCAAGCCCGGGTACATACCCTTTTTCCGCCACTTTCGCAACTTTCTCCATAAGTTGTTTGAGCTTAGGGGTGTTACTATAAAAGCGATGTAACACTTCGTTCCCTTCTTTCGCCCCGCCTCCAACAATACTGCCAATCTTTGCCGGTCCTGCTCCATACAGGGTTGCATAGATAAGCGTCTTTGCTTGAGGGCGAGTGATCCCTGCGGCATCAGCGTTCTTCTGATGGATATCGCCATTCAATAATTCCTCTTGCCATTCTGGGTCTTGCATGTAGTGAGACAGACATCTTAGCTCAATACCGGATAAATCTGTACCTACTAACTTGTTACCCTCATCTACAATCCAAAGACTTCTGCACTCTTTACCGTATGGACTATTCACTGATGGGATCTGTGCCATGTTCGGTGTGCGATGTGTCATCCTACCGGTCACTGCACCATTGGTGATGATACCGCCATGAACACGATCTGTATCGTCATCAACATACTTCAGCCATGAGTCTAACAGTCCTACACGTTTCTGCAGCATGAGGTAGTGTGCAATCTTTTCAGCCTCTGGTATCCCTGTATCCTTTAACGCTCCTTCGTCAACGATTGGCTGACCTTTTTCAGTAAACTTCGTAGGCTTCCAACCCAGGCTTTGTAGCCTCTCTCCGATCTGCTTACGTGACCCCACATTGAATACGGTAACTTTGTCTTTGAGCCGCTTGCCAGTCTTCTCTGACCAACGCTCTTCAACAATCGGTGGAAATATACTTTGCAGCTCACTTTCAATAGCAGACATTTCAGACTGCAATGAAACCACCAGAACCATAGCTTGTGGTACATCCAACTTAAATCCGTTGTTCTCCTGCTGTCTACAGATAACTGCGATATCATGCTCGATTCGTATTGAGGTCTTAGCATCTCTCCATTCCTTAAAACCATTCATGAGATGTTTGTATAATTCACAGGTCAAAGATACATCCTGTTTACAATACTCAATCATCTCGTCAGTCAGACCACCATCATAGTCTTCAAAGTCAATCTTTGAGTTACGTAGTCTAACACCCCAAGCACGTAGGCTATGTCCGCCTTCGATGGTGGGATCTAGCAAGCGAGAGAGCACTAGAGTATCCACAGCCTTTGATTTTGGTACGCCGATGTTCCAGAGCTTACGCAACACCGGTGCATCAAAGCCGATGATGTTATGGCCAATAATCTGGTCATATTCATCGATCAAAGGAGCCAGTGTTGCAACATCTGTGTGACATAGAACCTCTCCAGTGTCTACATCTTCAGTAACACAGACCCAGATCAAGCTGTGGCTCGTGTTTGTCTCGATATCCAGAACTAATCTCTTGGGCTTTGACATTCGTTACAACCTGTTTAATTGTTTCCAAGTCAGTGTAAAACCATTCACCTTCAAAGTCAATGTTCATACGCTTCAGTTTGTTGTGTATCGCCTTTTCAGCAACATGACGGTCTTCAAAGACTTCACGATGTGCTAACTGGTAATCCCTGAAGGGTGAAGATGTCTGATAACCATTCAAGCGATCATAGGCATCCACAGCCTTACCAACCTTATACCAGCCATCCCAAGCTGCATTGTGAATCACATATACTTGCCCTGATTTAGTCTGTTCAATCTCTCGATGTGACCATGCATCATCCAAGGCTTTGTAGCGTCCAGGCTTCCACAGTGGGTGAGACTTTGGAATCTGCTTACCGTTCAAGAACATCATTGTGTAGAGTCCATCTTTGGCGTGTGGATTCTTCTTAAAGAAATTTAGATCCTTGGTTTCATTACACTTGGTACACGTCTTCATAATGCTTCCTCATCAATCTCGTTCATGCGTCCTGTGTCATGAGTATACAACAATGCACAGGCTTTGCCGGTGTAGCCACAGAACCGATTCTTCAACACTCTTACATGCGTAGTGTTTCTGGTTTCTTGGTCTTCAGCTTGTCCATTACGCTCTAATCCAATGACCATATCAGACAACTGAGCGATGGAGCCTGAGCCTCTAAGTTGTGCCAATGATGTTGCAGCCCCTTCTTCATGACCTTTGTTCTCTGGACGTTTCAGGTGAGAGACACAGATCAAAGATATCCCTGTTTCCTGCACTAACATCCGCAGCTTGGTCATGATCTCGTCTATCGCCTTACGTTCATCGCCATTCGATTGAGCAGATACGATGATGGATATATGATCCACAAACACATAATCACATCCAACAACCTTGGCCAGGTACCGGACTCTG